TTCTACAATCATGTTTGATGCTTGCTCTCCGACGGGCATGTGCCCGAAGAAGGAAGGGAAGTCCCAGGGAACCAGAAGATCCTGCACTTGCTCCAGTATCTCTGGGGAGACGACCTTGAAGCCTTCATTTTCACAGACCAGGGTACTGGCTGCTTTCTCACCATTGATACGGAGCTTAAGTGGTACGTCGAAGACTGTTGCCGGTTCCGGGTTACTGCACCCTTCTCTCGGGGTAGTAGCCAGATCCTTGTAACACTGTAGCTCTTTGGTGGGTAAGGCCGTAGTGTCGCAGGCAGGGCACGCTACTTCTTCTGTCTCGAGTGCGGCCTTATGCTCTTTAGACACAGTAGTCTGCGCAGGGTCCAGGAAAGTATGCCCACAAGATCCGCAGGCGTACCGAGATACAAAGAGTTGGCCCCCACAGTTCTTGCAGGACTCCCCAACTGCTTTCACAATCTCCTGGAAGTTATTCCAGTACCCTTTCCCCAGGGTGATGAATGAACGTCGACCGAAAGTTGTGCCGTGGCCTTCGTTGCAATGCTCACAAAGGTTCCGTCCCAGGGGATCTTTGCCGTGGCACTTGATCCATTCCTCCCAGGTAGAGCCCTTGTCGTTGGACTTCTCTATTACGTGGAAGTCCGCCAACTCAATGGCGTTGATTGCTACCCGGGGTTTCGGGATGAAGGTGGCGTTCTTATCCTTCACCTGGTAGTGGCACAGGACACAGTTCTCGTCCTTCTCCCCGTTGTGGCAGTTACAGAGCACCAAGCGAGACTTCCCTTTGGTAACCCATGCTGCCCAGTACTCGTAGAAGATATCCTCTCCGTAAGTTCCCGGGAAGAGTAAGACCTCAGACGGAGTCTGGGTCAGGCGCACCGACTTCATGCGGTTGATCCATCCGGGGACTGTTCGACTGCCCCCTCCCTGACCCGGGATTCGCTTCACAGCTTTGCTGTCCTTCTGGATACGTTGATTGAATTTTGCAATCTTGTCCTGAATGTTCATGGAGACCTCGTAAGATTATATGTAAGCGTTCAGCATCGAAATCATCAGGTGACAGACCTTCTGTACCTGCCGGATATACTATGGTGTACACTTCTGGGCTTTGCTTTCGTAACCAACCGGGGAGGCGTTTCATCGCTTTCTGCCCGGCGTCGTCATTGTCGAGAAACAGGTATATCGGGGCACCTATGCGTAGCAGCAGTGTTGCTTGCTCTTTGCTCATGTGTGAACCCATGAGGGCTACTACGTACTGATACCCGTGTTGGTACAACCACATTGCCTGCTTGAATCCTTCAACGACGATAAGGTACGGAATCCGCTTGCCCAACATAGCCGCGGCGTAGTACTGGTCTAGATTCCATAGGAACCTGCCTTTGTGTAGTTTATAGTTCGACGCAACTTCCCGGAACTCCTCCGACCCGTAGATGTAGTACCTTGGGAATGAGGAAGAGTCCACGGCTCTGCCGGAAATACCGATCAGGTTGCCCAGGTGATCCCTTAGCGGGAAGGTCACCCTACGTCGATCCATATCGAATCCGATGTCAAACGAGAAAAGCACGTCCATTTCGAAACCCTCTTTCAACAGCAATTTCGGGCAGTACTCGAATAGAACGAGCATTTCTTCGGGCAGGGCTGGGTTACTGAACTGCAAGCCCCGTGCATAGGATGTGGGCGTTTGTCTCGGTGCACCCTGTGGCAAGTCTTTGGTAACCTGATCAATCACCACTCTCGCTACACCGAAGCTACGCAGTAGTCCCTTCAGGGACCATCCTTTGTTGCAGGTGTGGCAAAAGGACATGCCGGGTACTTTACTTCCTTCGGGTGGACCAAGGTATACATAGAACGACGGTCGACTTTCTTTACCTCCTTTGTGGAATGGGCAGTAGCACGAGATATTATCCCCAGCAGCAGATGCAATCCGTAGGTGCTTTTCCAGTACTTCCAGGATTTGGTTACGGATCTGCATTGTCGTCCTCCTCTTTGCCAGAGAGGTTCTGCATAATGCTGTTCTTGAATAGGCTTGCTAGCTCTACGACATGCTTTTCCTTAGGACCATTCTCTTCCTTCTTTTCCCCAAGGTCGTGCAGTTCCCACCCGGCAAAACTGAAGTCATAGCCTGGCTTAGCATTAATGGTGAACCCATCGAGCTTGCAGTCACGTGTAGCTGTGAAATGCAATGATAGCTCGGAGGCTGCTTCATTAAGGATGCACCGAATGGCAATATCACAGTCGTATACTAGCTGCGATGCCATGGCTATGGACGCAGTGCCTCGAGCGCCAGTACCTTTGAACTTCAAGGCTTTGGCTTCGTTCTCCTGCCACACCATAATCGTGGGAATTTTAGTCGCTGCGCACATCTGCTTCACATCCTGCGAGATAGCCTGCAGGTTGGACCAATTAGTCGATGCTTTCTTCTCCCGGTCATCGGACATCATGTACGCACTGTCCAGGATAACCAGGTCGGGGTGGTACCGTTCAATCTTACGGTGAATGTCAGATACACCCCCCGCCGAGCCATCTGCTTTACTTGCCCGGGTGTAAATCAAGTCTCCAGTTCCGTTATAGTTTTCTAGATAATCCATCGCTTCGTACAAGCGGGTGAGCTCTTCCTTAGTAAGGTCACCTTTCTTGAGTCGTGCATAATCCAGCTCCGCCACGATCGATGCACACCGTAAACTCATGGTGTCGGATTGCATCTCTCGGGAGAAAACCAGGATTCGGTAATTGCGTTGGAACAACCAGGTAGCAACATAGAGCGCCAACCACGTTTTCATGCTCTTAGGTAGGGCGTAAAAAACTATCATGTCCCCAGGATGGATACCTTGGGTCTCCTGGTTCAACTCATCCCACGGCCATGGGATACCAAGAAGTCCTTCGTTATCGTGTAGTTTTGCTAAGTGGTCTGTTATCAGACCTGGCATCGATTCAGCGAAGTGCGTATCCGGTTCGGACACATACTGTTCGCTGATCTTTGCCATATTCTCCTGGAGGAGTCTCAATGCTTCGGTTGGGCTCTCCTCGAGTATTGATTGCGCAAGGGTATCCTGCGCTGAGAGGAGTTGCTGTTTTAGGTGCTCGTCCATTACGGCACGGCACAAGTCGGGTAAAGGTTCCACGGCAGTGGGTAGTACCAATTGGGGAAACTGCTCCCCTACCCTCTGGAGGGACGGGATGATTCCGTAGTCCATCGGACGCTCAAACCACATCCGCATGAATTCGAAAACACCCCTCGCCTCCATATTGAGTATATTATCGGCTACCAGCCCACGTTCCAGTGATACAAATTCCCAAGCCTTCCTAGGGTCATCCGCAGTCAGGATGGATGCTATAAGCTGTAGACCCCATGCGCTCACTAATCTTTCTCCGTCACTAAGGGGGTTGCTGTTTCCTCGAACTCCACGACCAGAGGGGAGTCCTTAGCGAGTGCGGTGTTCGTGAAGAAATCTTCGTTGGTGCTGAGCCATCCCTCCAAGTCTGTGCAGAGTTTGGTGAAGGTATTCCGAAGTTCTACGGGTATGGCGATAGTTACCGGGATTGCAGTGTCCCCAGCAATCAAACCAAATGTTACGCTTCCCGAAACATCCCCGGTGTGCGAGGCAGACATCTCCACCTTCATGCAAAAGGCTCCGGAGATCTTAGACTCTAGTCCGGTTATCATTACAGCCCCTTTGCTAGCCGCTCTCGAGCGTAGGTGAGGACTTCACTTCGGATAGCTTCCATCCATTCCTGGTGGCCCACAATCAGCATCTCTCTGGTCAGCTCTCTACCTTGCTCTACTCCATCGGCAGTTTGCGGAACATTGATTGCTAGCGTAGACCGGAAGTCGATTGAGATGTATTGCTCTCGAGCACCCGTATTGGTGGGTACTACGAGTTTGTGGGTCTCCTTAACCCCCACCTCTTCCTGCACTCTTGCGGGCCCCTCGGCAAATTCTATGAGGGTAGTGTTGTTCTTAGCTCTCCACATTGCCCAGAACTTGGCGTGCTGCTTCGAGCCTAACGTAGCAGTGTGAGAAATGTCGTCACTCATGGTGATCTCCTTACATGCGAGACCATCCAATATTCATGGCCTTCGGCTTGCTCATTGCCATGACGTCTTCATCGGCGATTGCCCGCTGAAGCTCATCGGCCTTACCAGCACCAATCGCCGCCGCACCAGCAGCTTTGACATTGATGCGGGTGATTACCCCCTCCCCTAGAAGGACTTCCGGACATTCAGCCCGGAGCAGGTCAAAGTCGATAGTTGGCGGGGTCTTCGTCTTGAAGTGGGTTTTGAATGGCCCGAGGTGTACACGTTCGGGGTTATCTCGCAGATGCTTCTCCAGCGCGGTAACAGCGGCGTTGTAATCTTTCGCTCGGCCTTCAAGCTCTGCCAGGACTTCCGGGTGAAGTGCTCGGAAGTCATCAAGGGCTCTTACGGTAGCCTCGAAGTTATCGATTAGTTGCTTCCGTCGTCGTCGGGTGGTCGTTGCTTCGGTGTTTGCTTTCATTACTTTCGCTAGTCTCGTCATTTACTTCTCCTTTTAACCTTTGCCATGCTCGCAACCCTTCAATGGCGGCATGGATACTTAGAAAGGTTTCATTTCCGATTTCTTCTTTAATCTGCTCGGTTTGCAGCAAAATGTACATCGGGCTGTACAGGGGTAGTAGTGCCGTTTTGAAGGTACCCAACCCGGCTTTAACCGTGATGGGTCTTAGCTTACCAGCCTGTTCCAGCAGCTGTACGCTCCGGCCTAGGAGCGCTGTTCCTGCAATGCTGCCCAGCGAGATTATTAGTGCTGGATTTACAACATACAGTTCGTTCTTTAGTCGGGGCAGGCACGTAGAGATCTGCTTCTTCGATATCTCTCCCCCGGCGGGTGGTCTACAGCTCAACAGTTTTGTATGGAACACCTCCTCTATTGAAATGCCTGACATTTCCAGGCCGTATGAAACTAGGTTAGTGCTGAGGCCTAGACCGGCTTTACCGGCAGAGTCCTCGGCGGCCGATGGGAAGTCTCCTACAATAGCGATATCTGCTGGGACGGCCCCTGTACCTCTTACAACTTGGTACCGGGACTTTTCCAGGGAGCACAGCTTGCAGCCTTCCCATTCTTGGTGATGTCTGAGTAGTGCTTCCTTATAGGAGAGCATCGATACGTCTCCTTCCCTAAGGCACCGTCTGGTACCTCCATCCCCGATTCCGCATTTCTCGCATTACCGATCTGCACATCGCATTAGCTGCGCCGATTTCTTTGTCCCAGAAAAACACTGCAACTGGATGCTTTTTGCCGGGATACGCACGAAGCGTTCTCCCAATCCCTTGTTGCACTATATTCCACTCTTTGAAGGGGGTCAAGAAGAAGACTGTGTCCAACATCGGAGCATCGAGACCTTCCTGGGCAACCTGCGTTGTAGCGAAGATTACGTCATGGGCTTTGAGGATTCTTTGCCTTTCATTCTGGGCAACTTCACCATCTACGAGCCCGGAAAGAGGGACCACTTGGTGGAGAAGTTGGGCATGCGCCTTAGAGTGAGTTAGTGCCAGTATTTTCCTATTGTTCCCCCGAGCTTCTTTGATTTGCTCGACGATAGCTTTGTTCCGACCCTCATGTTCTCCCAGAGTTTTCCAAAACTTGCCGATGTTGAAGTTACCGATTCGGTCAAGGATTCTGGGGTCTTCCATCTGAATTGCCGTACCCAGACGTTGAAAGAATACACGAGGCTCAATCTCATTGGAGATGTCGGAGTGGAAGACCTTCCCCAAGTGGCCCATGTAAATACCCTCAAGTCCGTCACTCCTGTATGGGGTGGCAGACAGGCCAAAGCGCATAGTGGGGAAGATAGGGGCGGTTAAAGAGAATAGCTTGGCACTTAGGTGATGAACTTCATCGAATATGACAATCCCGAAATGCTCACGAATCTCCCAGGGTAGGGGTTTCTCCTGAACTCTCCGGGCCAAGGTCTGCAGGGAAGCCAGTACAATTGGCTTATCCCACTCGGCCTTACTTTGCTGCACCAACCCGATGTCTGATTCCGGGAGGCCCAACCATCGTTTGATCTCGTCTCGCCACTGAGAGATGAGACCGGTGTTAGGTAGGATTACTAGAGCGGCCCTACCTTCATACGCTATCTTCTTCAGAGCACAGACCGTCTTTCCCTTTCCGCAGCCAAGGTTGAGGATCCCACCTTTAGCTCGGAAGAGCGAAGTCCATGCTTCCATTTGATTTTCCCGGAGCACAATGTTGTCCTCAAACTGCACAGGAGTTCCGGGAAGCCTACACTCCACTACGGGGGGCGGGAGATCTTCAACAGGGAAGAATTCCCGAGGCACTACCAGGTGTGTAGCCGTTTCCTCGTACAGAGGAACTTCATACTCTGTTTTTGTCCGGTCATCCATACCAGTTACAGTACACGCCGCTTTTATCGCCGCTATATTAATCTTACTGAGCGGTAGCCATAGAAAACATGAGCGGTATGTAGTGTCCCGGTCCAGACTTTCCGGGTTTACTCGTTCTGGAAATTTCATGCTACTCGGATTCCTCAGCTT